GATGGTTGATACATTTCTATCAGTCAATTCAGTTGTACCAACCGCTCCAGCAGCAATATTAACTTGTTTAATTTCATCAGCAAGAATATTTTCAGAAACAATAGTATTAAAAGCTATATTACCTGTAGCACCACCAGTAATAGTTTTAACCGCAATTTCAGCTTCTGTAATGTCTTTGGCTTTAATTTTTGCTCTAGTAACATCACCATCATTAATTTTATTAGAAGTGACAGAACTATCAACAAGTGTTGTTTGACCCAAATTGTCTATACTAATAGCTCCAGATAAAGTAGCAGCATTGAAACCGTTTCCTGTTCCTATTAATAATTGTTTATCTAATAAAGTGATTGTACTAACAACACCGGTGTCGTTGTCATTTCTACCCAATAATGTATTTGCTGGAATATCTTGAAATTTGGCAAAAGTAATATTTTTATCGGCTATTTTGGTGGTAGTTATATTAGATGTTTTAATATGTTGTGTTTCAACGGCATTTGCGTTTAATTCAAAATCAGTAATAGCATTTTCAGCTATTTTATCACTAGTAATATTTCTATTTTTAATTTTAGCAGTAATTACAGCATTTGTAGCAAGTTTTGTTTCTGTTACATTACCATCCAGAATTTTAACATTAGTGACACAATCATTAGATAAATCACCGACAGTAATTGCATTATTTGCTATTTTATCACTGGTTACACAATTATCAAGGAGTTGAGTTGTACCAATGGAATCGGCTTTCATTTTTTGAATAGATATTTCATTATCTTTAATTCTATCATTTATAATAGAATTTAAAGCTAGTTGTTCATGAGTAATAGCATTGTAAGCTATTTTAGCAGTTGTTACTTGTAAATTTCCAATTTTATTGGTAGATACTGCTGAATTTCCAATTTTATCAGCTATTACAGAACCTGTAGCAAGTTTTACATCAGTTATATTAAAATTAACTATATTACCAGTTCCAACAGAATTGGTTGCTAATTTTGTTCCAGAAATAGATGCATCAATAATATTTGTTGTTCCAACAGAATTTGTTGCCATTTTTGTATTTGTAATTAAAGCGGGTGCCAAATTGCTAGTTTGTATAGTTTGCTGAGCCATTTTAGTGCCAGTAACAGCACCATCGGCTATTTTAGGGCCGCTTATATTTCCATCCAAAACGTGTTCTTGTCTTACGGAATTGGAAGCAAGTTTATCAAAAGTTACTTGTCCTGTTCCAATATTAGCAGAAATAACTTGTCCTGTTCCAATTTTTAATGAAGTAACAGAACCAGTTCCTAATTTACCAACGGTAATAGATAAATCTTGTATTTTTGATGTATTAATAGTATTATCAGCAATATGATTTCCTGTTACACTTAGTAAAGCCAATTGTTGGCTACCAACATTTCTATCAGCTATTTTAGAGCTAGTTACTTCTCCTGCTTTAATTTTTGTGCGTGTAATTTCACCATCGGCAATATCTACTCCTTGAATGGCATTTAAATTTACACTTCTTGGTGCGGTTGGATCAAATGAAATTAAATCCGTTATTGCTGTTGCGCCATTTAATTTACTGATAACATTTGTTGTTAAATTATCTGGATTTCCAAGTGTATCAGCAAGTTCTTTTAAAGTATCAAGTGTTCCGGGGGCACCATTGATAAGCTGGTTTATTCTGGCTTCCATTTCAACAGTGCTTACAGCATCTTTTCCTGATGTTTCATACCTACCTGCTGCCGCATTGTACATAATAAACTGTCCGTCGATTGGTTCGTGTGGAAAATCAACGATATCTGTAGATGCTACGCGTTGTGTTACTGAACGGGTTTCTACCCTAGATCTAGCGTTTCTTCGAAACATTATGTATTTAATAAATATTTTTTTAAATACAAAATTATGAAAAAGGACCTGATGGACGTTGATTATTATTAACAACAAAATTACTTGGCATTACAAAAGCAGGTGTATCAAAAAATTTACAATTTTTCCTATCATTGATACTTGGATTAAATCTATGAGTTTTTGGTTTTGCTAAATTTGTAGCACCTATACCAAAAAGATTACTTTCTATATCAGCCGTATTGTTGGATAGGACATGGTTATTGTATCCGCCTGATAATCCTTGCATATTAATTCCTAAATCAGGAATACATCGGTCATTTCTAATCTGGCTATCTTTATCTAATCTTGTTAACATTAATCGTTGTTGGCGAGTTTGATCTTGACAATACATTTCAAAGCTATTCTTTAAATTTTGACTAGTCATTATATATAAAATATAAAACATTTTTATTGTATCTTAATTATTTAATTTATTTAAAATAGCATTGTAGTTTTCGTCAGAAATATCTTTGTATTCAAAGTAATCTTTTAAACAATTATGTAATAAATAAAAATGGTCGTAATTAAAAAGAACCCATAGTGTTGAAGCACCATTTTCTAATAACCACATTAAATGTTTATGTTTATTTGCTGCTTTAAATATATTTTTAAATGATGTATTATCATTTATTTTTTTGTATAAACTTGTAATTCCTTCATTAATTTTATCATAACTGTATTCTTTTAATCCAAAAACAGAAAGATAATCTTTTCTATATTGTGTATCACTTTTTTCTACATCTTCTATTGTTGGATAAATAACATTATAATTAGTATTATAATAAACTCTATCTTCGTTCATATAATAAATATAATCAACTATTATTTAAATATATTTATTGATGTTTTCTTTTAAAATAATCTTGGTCTCTTGTTAATTCTCTAGATGGTAATCCACCCCTGATCCATCCACTGGCAGCAACACCTTCAACAAGATTTGCTGGATTTTGAATAGTTGCTTTTAAAGAAGGAACTAATTCAACATCAGTGTGTCTATGTGATTTTTCAGTAACTAATCTACAACTTTTTTGATCTCTAATTTCACCACCTTGTTGTAATTGAGATTCCAATAGAGGATTTGAAGGTCCTTTTCCTAAAAAAGGAACAGTTAGAAATTGTCTTTGTTGTAAAGTTATTCTACATTTTGGATTTGTTTGTGTCCCACCAATTCTTAAATCTGAATCATCTTCGATATTACAGCTGTCTGCTACTCCGTAACCACCACTGCTTAAAAAAACATTTGGTTGTTGTGTAGCAAAATTAATTTGACTTTTTAGTCCACAATCTTTTTCAAAATGATTTTGTGTTAAATAAGAGCCAATTTTATTATTTTGTGTATCACGAGCTGATATTCCACAAACATCATCTCCAAGTCTGGATAAATTATTAAAATTAAAACTATGTGTTGAAGTCATTATATAATTTATTGTAAGATAAAATATATATCATAATTAATTAAATTAATAATAAACACCGCCTACTCGCCTGTTTATCTTGGAACACTGTTCGTTGTCGCCGTCTTTACAAGATGGCATATTACCATAACAAAATTCAGCAAATGCTTTTTGACCGTTTGGAATAGTGGTATTAGGCATAGAATGAAAATTTCTCATATTATTTTGAAAAGAAAGATTATCTCCTAAATCCTTGAATAATCTGTCATCATTTTTTGCTTTTTGATTTATCTGTTCTTTTATTTTTGTATTATAAGATGGAGCTGCTTGTTTTCTTTGAGGATTATCTTTATAGTCTGTCATCATAACATTCATAAGAGGATTTTTAACAGTTGGATTTGTAAAAGTATCTTTAAATACTTCTAAAAATTTCGTATTTCTTGAACCTTCAAATCCTTCTTTATGTGCCTTCTTTTTTAATCTTTCTTTTTCTTCTTTTTCAAATTGAACTTTATATAAAATAACAATTATTACCAAAGTAATTATACTTGTTACTAAAAGTTTTATAGATTTTGTTAAAACAAATCCTAAAACTGTTAATAATATAATCGTTCTTGTTGTGGCATTCAATTTTTCGGATAATGATAATTCTTTGCTAGGCCATAATTCTTTTATGTGGTCTTTATCGAATAATACTAGAGGATTATATAACCAAAACTCACTCATTAAATATATAATCTATTATTATTTTTTATTTTTCTTTTTTTTCTTTTTCTTTTTTTTCTTCTTTTTCTCAATCGTTTCACTTCCGTCTAAATTTCTCATACTTTTTTCCATTTTACCATCAGTTTTTCCTGTAAAAGTTAAATTTGTATAGCCTTCTCTTTTCTTAGCTTCTTCTTCTCTTTTCTTAGCTTCTTCTTCTCTTCTTTTTTGTAATTTTGCCAATAATCTTTCTCTTTGTTGTGCTCCTCTTATATTTCTATTTAAATTCGATTGCATAGCATTTAAATTAATCTTTTGTTTTCCCATAGCACCCATTCCGGTTGGATTAGTCATTCCCATTTTTTTCAATAATGTTTCCATGTTTTTTACACCTGGTATGTTTTTCATTTTACCCATTAGTTGGCTTGCTTCTTGCATTAATTCACTTTCTTTTATTTCACCTGATTTGATTTTTTCGTCTAATTTTGAACCTACTTTTTTTACCATGTTCAACAATCTACCTGGATTTTTAAAAAGTTTTTCAAATACTTTATTTACATCTGCATTTTCTTGATCTTCTATATCAATATCTAATTCTTGAGCTGTTTCTTCTGCTATTTCAGCTGCCAATGAACCCAATTTACCCTTCAGTAATCCATTTATATGGTTGTTTATATCGTCAGGGTTTGGTATATTCATTGAAATATCATTTGCCGATAAATCAGAACCAGACATATCAAATAATCCTGACATATCATTTATCGTTTCTTCTAATTTTGATTTGAATTCATCTTCATTAATTGCTTCAAATAATTTTGCGGTTTCACCAAATGAATCGGATGCTGTTAATGTTCCTGATATGGAAAATAATATTAACTGCAAATATTTCCATAATGTATCCTTTGTGCTTACACTAATATTTTGTTCGAAAAAATATCTAAAATCTATATTTGGAAGAAATTTGGTATTAATTTCTTCGTTTTGAAATATTTCTTCTTTTTTATACAAAATATCAAAAAATCTTCCAGGAAATATTTCACAACAATATAAAAATAATTTATTTCCTGATACATCCCCTTCTAATATATCTTTTTCTTCTTTTGATAGCAATCCGTTGTATTCCGGAAAAGTTGTTAATAAATCTGTTAATAAATCTTTCATTATCTTGTAAAATTCGTCAGGCGGTTCTAAAAATTCAAAACTAGGTGGTGATCCACTTTCTTCGTTATTTTCCATTTTAAATATAAAAAGCTTTTTTCTTTTATATTTAAACCAACATTAATTATAATATAATCTTGACATTGTTGTTAGATTTTGAAAATATTTTATTGTCTTTGACTTATTTTCATTGTTCATTTGTCTCCATAATTTTTTTAAATCTTCCATCCATTTCATATTTTCTTCCGTATTATTTCCATAACCAGAACATTCTTTATCAAATTTATGTTGTAAAAAAAAGTCATCGTCGCCAGCATCTATTTTATCTCCATATCGTTTTGTTATGTAAGTATTCCAACTAGCAATCATTTTTTTATGGTTAAATTTCGCAAAAGTTTCTACCATTGTTTTACCTGCTCTTACATCATTGTTTTTTGGAAATATTGATTTCAAGTCATCATATAAATCAATTATATGTTCATTAAATGCCTTAACTATATGTTTTTTCTCCATCGTGTGAATATATTCTAAATAATTAATTTATTTTTAAATATTTAATTTATTTAATTAAATGAAAAATTCTGTTCTTGAGGTATTTTTGGTGGAGGTGCAGCAGCAGCTCTCGATTGTTGATATTGTTTTATAGTATTTTCATCTAATTTTTCTTTTACATAATCTTCTGGTGGTGTGTCTATCTTAAAAGTTTGATCTAATTTTACAAATGAATGCATTTGTCTTAATCCTCCTTCGCCTTTTACTCCCATTTCATCAGAATTTTGGTCTAAATAAGAATATGAATCTGACATTTGTGTCCCCATTTCACCATAAAAACTATATGCTAAAGGTTCATCATTATTTATTGATCCTTTTTTTCGTTCTTTATCAAAATCTTCTCTAAAAAAGTTTATTATTTCATCTCCAAACAAAACTCTATTTCCCTGATGTATCAACAATAATGCCGGAACTCTTGAAATAGACGATGGTAATAAAACAGATTCTCCACTATCTAATAGTATTGAAAGTTTGCCCCCTTTATTTGTCCGTTTATCAATGGGTAAAAAATGTATATAATCTTTTACAGAACTTCTGCTTAATATCTTTATGACTTTATCGCAATTTTTACAATATTTGCTATAATACATTATTTTATCTTTTGCCATATGTATTTTACAAAGTTTTTGAAATAAAAAATATAACTAATTAATTGATTAATTTAAATATATCTGATTATATATATAATAATGAGTGAATATATTGAAGAACAAGCTGAAATCTCTTTGCCAAAATGGAACCCTCTAATTGATAGTCAGGGTAAGAACAAAGGTGTTCTAAAATTTACAATGTCAAATACTAATGTTAGTATAGCAAACGGTTTGCGTAGAACAATTTTATCAGATGTTCCTAGTTATGCTTTGAGTGATTTTAATATGATTAGAAATACCACACAATTTAATAATCAAATATTGGAACAACGCTTGAGCTGTATTCCAATCCATATTGACCCAACTACTCCCTATGATAGTGTTAAAGAATTAGAGGTAGTTATTGACCTAGAAAATAATACAGACCAATTGGTTTACATTACAACTGAAGATATTAGAATTAAAAATAAATCTATTGATAAATGGGCTAGTGAAACAGAACAGCGAAAAATATTTCCCCCTAATCCATATACCAACGATTATATACTAATATCAAGATTGAAGTCTAAAATTTCAAGTGAAATTCCAGGTGAAATATTGAAATTAACAGCTAAATTTAAATTAGTAAAACCAAGTGAAAGTGGTGCTTATAATGTAGTATCTAATTGTTCTTATGGTTTTACATTAGATAAAGTGGCAAATCACCAGAAAAAATTAGAATATGAAACTGAATTACAAGAGAAAGATTTGGACCAAAAAGATATTGACGCTCGTCTAGAAAATTGGGACAACCACGATTATAAAAGACATTTTATAGAAGGCTCTTTTGATTTTTCAGTTGAAGGCGTTGGGCATTTAAAAGAAACCGACATCGTAAAAACAGCTTGTAATATTATAAATATGGGATTACAAAACATTATTGATAATAAAGCACCCCATACTTGGGAATTTAAAAAAGAAAATGTAGCAATTAAAAATTCATACGATATTACTATTCAAAATGTAGATTATACATTAGGAAAAATCATAGAATATGTAATGTTTACGGAATACTTCAATAATCAAAATGTTCTTACATATTCTGGTTTTATAAAACCTCATCCACACGACGACGAATCTGTTATTAGAATTGCTTTCAAAAAAGATAAAGACGCAACAGAAGAAAATGTTGAAGCTATTCTTGTAGCTGCTTGTAAAATAGGACAACGTATTTATTCATCAATTTATGGTGATTTTGACAATTAAATAATATATTAAATTTCATATATTATTTATTAATTATACTATATTTTCTATTTTTTGTTGTTTTGTTTGATAGTTAACAATATGCATTAATCTAGCTGGTTCTAATTCATTGATATATTCTATTACCTTTTGAAGATTAATATAATCACCCATTGTTTTATATTCTGTCAAATATTTTTGATGTAGATGATACATATGAGTTTTATATTGATAAGGAAATTCTTTAACAGGTTTTTCTTTTCTTATATAACATTTTATATAACTTTTAAATAAATTTCTTGTATAAGCGTGTAAATATTTTCTTAGAATACCAAATGTCTCTTTCAATTCAGGAAAATATCTTAAATATTCTTTTACCTTACCTTCTCTGCGAAGTCTGTAATAAGTATATTGTATTTTTGTAGAATTACCTTTTAAAAATTTTATTTTTTCATATTCTGGATTACGAAATTTAACCCGTTCATTTCCACTATTTATCATATATCCTGTAAAATCATAAGATTGTATTGTATCATTTAAATTTTTAAAATATTCCCATGTATTTTCTCCATCGGTGTCAGATAAATCATATACGCGTGGTCTTATAATTTTTTCTAATGTTGGTGATTTTACATATAAATGAAGCTGGTCCAAAAAAGATTTTCTTGTAACCATCAATGGTTCGTTATTTACATCACCAGATTCTCCATTTACTAAAAATATATTTGTTAATATAACCTTTTTCTCACTGATAGGACATACCATTTTATTTTCCGGATGTTGAAGTATAAAACTATAACAAAAGTGTTTATCAAAATGTTCAAACTCTATCCCCATCTTATTTAATGTATCTAAAAACATAAATCTAAATGTAATATCATTATCTTGGTTAAATTTGCATCTAGCACCAATATTACTTCTTGTCATAATTTCCCAATCATTTCCATACTTATCCCAAAACATATTAATCATACTGCCTTCGCAAATTTCTTCTATAGTACATTCTTTTATATCATTCCACTTTTCTAAATCTTCTTTTTCTACTGTTATACTTTTTGGTGGTGCATAACAACATATTTTTCCATCGTCATCTACAAGAACTGATCTAAACCTCCCAATTGTTTTTTCTGTATCTCTATTGAGATCATTTCTGTTATATTTCAAAATATGATATGGGCCATAGTGTTTTACTAATAGGCCTTTTTCTGATGAATATTTTTCGTCGCTAATAGCTTTCTTTATATCAACATATTCTCGTAAATTATACGCCATTTCATAATATTATTGATATCTTTTTAAACTATTATTATAAATGTATTTTCATTTAGAATATATTGTCTGGTATTAGTATAAGATGGATAGTGAAACTATAAAAGAAATTCCCGATTTTGAACCATCTTTGGGTATGATTATACAGATTGTAGCTCCAGAAGATGAAAGATTCCATAAAAAATTATTTTTAATAGATTATTTAGATAATGATTTAATGAAAATCATTGATGAAACATACACTACATACAATTTAAATATAATACAAGGCGAATTAAGTGAAAAAAGTATTCAATATATTATTACAGTAAAACAACCAACAGAAGTAGGATATGCTAGACAAAATGGAATGATAGTTGGAACATGGTGGACTATTGAATACGCACCACCAGATGGTAAAGGTATGCCCGCTATTTATAATGGTGAAATTACCAATTTAGATGAAGACCAAATTGAATTTTCTGTTTTTGATAATGATAAAGAAGAAAAAGATATTATATATATTGATTTTGAATACAAAGGAATTCCTCTTGATTTACCAATCAAATTCTATAAATTATCTAAACCAAATATTGTGAAAAATGTATCTCTTATTGATGAATTAATTGATCCTAGTGATGATATAGAAAATATTGATTTTGATGAACCAGTTTTTGATACTGAAACTATAAAACAACAACAAAAAGAATATATTATTGAAGCTGATAATATTGAATTTCGTATTTTAGACGAAACAATTGAAGAAACAATTGAAAAAGATGAAACTGAAAAAACATATGATATTACAGACCAAACAGACGACTTATTAAATAGTCTTCTATCTAATGTTAAATCAAATGAAAGAACTCCAAGAAAATTATCAAAAATCAATACTGTTATAAATCGTTATAAAGAATTGCGACAAAACTTTTCAAATTTTGATCCATTGGGTAATAGCAATTCTCCTAAGAAATTTACACACGAGTATAGACCAATCGTAGAACAATTAAAAACTTTATCAAAAAATATTAGTTGGGTTGTTCCTGTTGTAAAAGATAGACATAATGTTTACTTTGATAAATTAGATGATAATGCTGATTTAACTGATGTCGATATTATTCCAAAAGATAATAGTACTTCTTTCCAAGAAGATTATGAACTTCAACAAGCATATTTAAAAAGAAATATGCCCGATGGTGTGAATAAATATGATTATTTAACTAATAGCACATTTAAACCAAATTTTACTATTCCGGATAATAATAAAGACATTGTATCAAGAATTGATGGTAATAATAGCCAAAGAGCTGACGTAAATATTTTTTCATACGTGTCAAATATAAATGATTTAGAATCTACTACTATAGATGAAAACGGAAAAGTTCAAAAAAGTGCTTGGAATACAAATGTATATAATGAACCTTTGCATAGATTAAATCATATACAAAAAGATTTAACTGAAAGAAATGTTATTATGAAAAAAGGTCAAGTAGTTCCTATTCTTGGTTTTTTAGTTTTTCCATTATCATTTAAAGAATATTCTCAAGCTCATTTTTTGCCAACCAATATATTAAAAAAATCTAATTTGAATTTAACACCATTAAGACATTTTGAATTTTTACAAAACGATAAAAGAGTTGATATGATAAATGTTCCTAATACATATACAGATGACCCATTGATACAGAAATCTAAAGAAAATTTTTTAAAAAATATAAAGTTATATTTTTACGAACAAGATTTATCTTATGAAGACAGAAATAAAACTGAAAACATGGATACTTTCTTAAAACAAATTTTTCCAAAAATAAAAGATTTAATCGAATCATTAAATTTTAATGGATGTGTTTCATATGAAAGAGTTCTCCACGAACTCCAGCCTTTTTTTATTGAATATAAACATATTACGTTTAAACAATATCAAAAGATAAATGAAATAATAGAACAAGAAATTTTATATTATAGGAAAAAAAATGCTTCGTTAATAAAAAATTGTAATAATTATCTTCAAAATTTACCAGAAAGCTTTATTTCACAATCTGAATTACTTGATATTATACCTGATTTAGAAGATGGTTATGATCCAACTAAAGATTATTCAGCAGAACAAGAACAACAAGAAATATTAGATAAATCAGTAAAAGATGCTTATGATATTTTAAAAACAGACCAACCAAGTGAATATTTCAGAAAAAGTTTAACGGTAGATAATTCTAGATACTTATATAATGCTTGTGTTTTTTCACAACTAAACGTACAAAATAATGTAAATATTGATGATGTTGTTAAAGAATTAAATGAAAAAATACAAAATACTGATTTAAATATTAATGTTAATAACAGCGAAGATTGTGCTCCAAAAGTTTTATCTAAACGATATGCTAATATTGAAGATTTAATGGATGAACCAGCAATTGCTTATTTTGATAAACAATTTGATGATACAAGATATGATATTTATAAAGAATTAAATCATATACAATCTATTACTGATAAACAACAACAGAAGAAAATGTTAATAAATCATCTTATTACTGAAATAGATGTTCCAGAAGAAGATGCTGCCGAACAAGCTGCAGCAATGATTGATGGGAAAAAACTTGTTAAAGAGGGACATTATGCTGTAATGGACGATGGTTCCGGGGACAATAGATATTATTTTAGAAAAGAAGGTGATTGGAATATGGATGAAAGTTTATCAGGATTATCAGTAGAAGAAATATCTTTTTGCAATTTAAAAACAAATTGTATAAAAATCAACGATAAATGCACTAATATTAATAAAACAAGAGAAGAAGCTCAACTTGAATTAATGAAAGAAATGTTAGATAAGGTAGAAAATGAACTTATAAAAAATACTGACGAAATAAAAGAAAATATCAAATCTACTTTGAAAAAAAATCTTAAAAATATAATTATTTTTAAAGAATACATTAATAAGAAAAATAAAAAATATGATAGTTTTAAGTATGATATTGCTATGTTATATAATTCTCTTGATATAGTTCGTTCTCCAAATATTGATTTAAGAGACCAAGTATTGGCTACTGATGATATTGTATTAAAATATGACCGTATAATTAAGTTTAAAGAAAAACATTGTCGAGAAGCTAATTTGGATAATGGCGACGACCAAAATTGGTTTTACTGTAATGTATCTATGGACCAAAGTATCAAATTATTGCCTACATTTATGTTTGAACTAGCAACAACTTTTAATACTAATATTGATTTATACATATTTACATTGGAACAAATAAAAAAGGAAAGAGGAAAAATAAGCGAAGACGGTGATAAAATGGTTGATAAATATAGTGGTTATGAAATATGTAAAATTGAATACTCAACTGAGGAAGGATATGAAGAATCTGGTGCTAAAAAAATTAGCAGAGGATTATTAGATACTAGTTCACAAAAAAAATTAGAAGAACAAAGAAAAAAATTAATTGAAAATAAAATTGATAATCAAGAAGTCGACGATGATGAAAAACAAGATAAAAAAGAAGAAAATACAAATGTTTTTGTCGGTCATATGAATAGAGTTATTCCAGCATTAGACAGACACTTGGGTATTGATACAAAATCTCAACATCAGTTTATTGAAAATTATGTTTTGGAATTAATGGATAGAAAAATGAAGTCCGCAAAGAAATACAAAGCAAAACTTAAAGAAAATCCAGACCTAAAATCATATAGAGAATATAAAGGCGAATTTTTCTTATATTCTATGCTTGGAATGTATGCTATTGCTATTCAAACACATATGCCCCATATTAATAGAGGTAGAGGTTTTTCAAAATGTGTAGAAAGTTATAAAGGATTTCCATTGGAAAAGGGAGATGATTTTATTCATTATTTAATTTGCGTATGTATAATTTTAAGAGGTCCCAATAAAAAAGCAGAATTTCCATTTGTATTATTGCCAAAATATAAAGAAAAGAAAAAATTGGATAATGAATTAAAACATGTGAAAATCTTAAAAAATCATATGACAAAAAATATTCTCGATATTCCAGCAATAAAAGACAAATTAGAAATGAAAAGAAAATTTTTGATGGATAATCTAGACCAAGTAGAAAAAGAAATGGCATATGATTATAAACAATGGACGACTTTTCTTCCACCTTTGGTAAATTTTGATATGGATAAATTAGTAGAACCAAATAAAGATTTTGAAACATTGTTAATTAAATCTTTAAATGATAAAAGATTGGAAGAAAATGTAAAATATATTACAAAATTATTAACTGGTATTAGAAGTTTTTCATTAAGTATTCAAGAAGATATACAGCGTGTTATTGATTCTAGACCTAATGATGATTTATTTTTGAAAAGTCAAGATGGTTCTACAATATTTTTGGAAAATGCTTGTTGTAATGAAACAAATGATTCGCCATATAATTATTTTATAGAACACGAAAAAAACCCTGACATAAAAAAACACAATGAAGCTGTATTTAGATTATCAAATATATATGAAAATTATAAAAAATTATTAAATGTATCTTTGTTATTTTCAAGTGAAAATACTAGATTAGAAAAATTATCAATATCAAATGAATTTACCGAAAATTCAATTTATTTGGCATTTATAAAATATTGTAAAATCAATACAAATACTATATTACCTGAAGAATTACAGGAATTATGTCATAGCAATGTTAGTAAATTCAAAAAATTAGCCTCGTTAGAACAAAAGATAGATGTTTTAAAACAAGAAGGTCATAATTATAACAGAACATCATTAAATGTATTATTGAATATTATTGCCAGATCAAATGGATTGAAAAAAATAGAACCCAATAATTTAATATCACCAAAAGCTACATTTGAAAAGTGTGTTGACAAATTTAAAGAACATTTTGGTATAATAAATATTTATGATGAATTATTTGCTTTATTAGACAGATATGATGTAGGATATGCTGAAAAAAGTGATATAGTAGTTGTTGAATTTATAAGTAAAGTAGAAAAAGAAACTGATATACTATTAGAAAATTTAAACAAATTACTTGATATTAAACGTAAGTCTAAAAAATCCAAAGAAATTATGAAAAATCTTATTAACTTAAGAGAAATACCATTGGATGATGTAAAAAAGGGTGAAGTTAGGTATATTTCAAAAGAAGATGAAAACGCACACTTTTTATACCAGTTTTTGTTAATGATGTCAAAAAATATAGCGAATGATTATCCGGTTTCTTTACAGAAAGATAAAAAAACTGCCAAGATGACTTGTCCTGAAAGATGGGATTTTAGTCAAGCACATATGAACGCATTGGAAAATTCAGTGTTTAAAGAATTAGAAAAGTTAAATCAATTTACAGGAGATAATGATTTAAAGGAAATATTAAATATGGTTATAAAAGAAAATCAAAATTTGCTAATTATATTTGAAAAAATACCATTTTATTCAAGATTAAATAAAGATATGAAAACTATTTTTGACGGGACTGTCATTTATAAACTTTCTTATTATCTATTTTTGTCTATTTTAAATTCTTACAATATGATTCTGGAAAAGAAATTTGAAAATATATCAAATTTAAATAGAATAGAATCTGGAAAGGCATTAGGTAAAAAAGCTTATTTACAAAATAAAATTACTGAATTAATCATTGTATATTTAGATATTACTGAATCATATAAACAAAATCTATTTTTGAATAGATTTCAAATAATGGAAAAAACAAAAAAGGAACAAGAATATGAAAGAGCAGAAATCACCGGGAAATATGCTACATTAACAGATGATGAAAAAGATGTAGAAATAGAAATGCAAAAAAATAAACTTGGTTCTTGGAGTTCTGGTGCTTCAAAGGCAATATATGAATATGATGCTGAATATACAGAGCAACAGATAGCTAATCTTGAAAGAAGAACCATGTTAGAATTTATGGCAGGAAAAGAAGATAATGTATCAATGGATAGAGTTCAAGCACTTGATTTACAAGAACAAGTTGATGCAATCGTTAGAGAAAGGGAAGCTCAAAGATTAGTAGACGAAGAATATAATACTAATTTAGTATTTGGTGAAGATGAAGATCATGATGATTTGGAGCAATATGATTTTGGATTGAATTATTAATTGATTATAATTTAAATTATTATATATAAATTAAATTATGAATATCCAAGACCATCTTATAATCAAACCCGTGTTAGAAAGAGCCAATTATATGTTGGCTACTTTATACGAAAATAACAAAATACCAAGTGATATACGTGTATGTTTTACTGTAAATACATATATAAATGAAGGGTTTCGAACCATACCTTACTTAACATTTAGCCACAATTCTGAAAAAAGTTTCTCGGATGTATATACTATTCTTAATAAATACCTCCCACACGATATTATGGAAAAAGTAAAATTACCTCAAAATAAAATATAAATATTTATATAATTATTATGAATATCCGTTCTTATATTCGACAAAATATCACATCAGTTTCTATTCTCGTTTTTACTATTATTTTTATAGTCATACAATTTGCTGAACCTAATTTTTTATACAATAAAGGGAAATTAAGACAGTTTGGTATCGGCACAAAACAAAAAACAATACTTCCAATATGGTTATTAAGTATGATACTAGCTATTTTTAGTTATTTATTTGTATTATACTATTTAACTTATCCTAAATTTTATTAAAATTTATAGTAACATATAATTTTTAATATTTAAGCACTGCCTTTGTTTATTTTTTTTGCTTCTGCTAATTCTTTTGATACCCGTCCTGCCAATTTATTTCTATAAGCATCAGAATTTACACAATTTTCAATTCCTAATATATTATTAAATGTTGTTGATACTGTCAAAGCCATTCCCAATACTAACCAACAAAATTGTCCTACATAGTCTTTAATTACAACTAAATTCCATAACTTCCCTTTATTTGTATCCCAATCTGGTCTCATCATATTTCCATCTGCTGCTAATTTTTTTAATACATCATCGAACCCTTCTGTTGAGGGAGTCAACAAATTAATAAATGCTGATTTATCTTGGTATACTTCATTCCATAATTGATTTTTGCTATCTTTTTCTACTATTACTTTATTCATTGCTTCTTTTGCTTTTATTGCTATTGCCATATATCCAAAGGTGTTGGAAAATGGACTTTTAAATCCTGGAAAAAAATATAATAAAACTAATAATACACCCATATACATTAAATTTGACATTGCTGTATAACCCACTACTTGACCAATCTGCGGTTCTCCACAATGAAATTTAGATAGTTCAACAAATGTATTAAATTGTATTACTAATGTAAAAACTACTAAAGCTATTACTAATGGTATGGCTAATAATTGATTTCTCACACCCCATCTATCTGCCAATACAAATCGTGCTAAGAAATATATTAATAAAAATGCCATAAACATTGTTAATACTATTCCTGAACTTGGTTGTTGTTTTTCATCTCCTTTTTTTTTCGCACTCATCTTATACTTAATATGTATAATTTTTTTTGATTTTTTAGATTTATTATTTAAAGATGCCAAGTTTAATTGAACCTGGGACTAAATATTTTTTTAATGAAACATTGAAAAATGTTAACAAAGAAAGACATCGTATTAACACTTTATTATTCAATTTAGCACTTTTTGTAATGTTTATATTTATTGTTTACGGTATTCTATCTTTTAGGAAAAAGAATAAACCATCTGTTGATGAAATGAAAAAAAAAGAAGATCTTAAAAAAAATTACTTGTTAAATAAAGTAAAAGAATTACAACAAGAAAAGAAAAAAGATTACGATAAAATGATTACAGAATTGCCAAAATTTGAGAGTGACTTTGAATTATTGCATAAAAATTTTTATAAGACATAGTATATAATGAGTAATATTTTAGAACAATACAACGATTACTACAAGCATAACCACGAATATCAAGAGAAAATAGATAATAAAATTTTAGATAAAAAAAGAAAAAATGATAATTGGCCTTATCCAAAAGATGAAGAATATAAACCAAATTACAAACTTACAGGTGATATTAAAAATGAAATCAAAAAAATAAAAAGCAATCCGGAAATTAT